TGCGGAGACAGCACAAACATTGATCACGTTGAAATGCTAATGAATGGCAAAATAGCCAACATGCTATTCACATCGCCCCCGTATAACGCAGGCGAGAATGTGTATGACCCAACATCGAAGGTCACAAAAGGGAAATATGAAGCATACGACGACGATATAGACCCGAACGAATGGAAATCATTAGTCAACGATACTCTGACCGTATGGCGGCAATTCACAGAATATCAATTTATGAATATCCAGCAGTTAGCAGGGAACAAGAAATCTTTTTGGCAGTTCGCTTCTGATAACTCAGATTATCTTGCTGATGTTTCGGTATGGAACAAAGGACATACAGCGCCTGCATACGCCACCAACGTAATGAACTCCTCATTTGAATTTGTTTTGATATTTGCTCAAAAAGAAAATCCTAGCAGAGCAATATCAACAGCTAATTTCAGAGGCACTGTGTCGAACGTTTTGGATATGGGCGGGCAAAGGTCTAACGAATTTTCTCATGTTCACTCCGCAACATTCCCCGTTGCCATGACTGAACACTACATAACGTCTTTCACATCAAGCAATTCTATTATTTGCGATTCTTTTAATGGTGTTGGAACTACGTTGATTGCGTCTGAAAAAAATAACCGCTTGTATTACGGAATGGAAATAGACCCGCTTTATGTGGATTGCACTGTGATTAGATGGCAAGAGTACACTGGGAAATACGCTGTATTGGAGTCTACTGGGGAAACGTACAACAGAAGCGTTCCACGTGGAACCATAGTCGAATGACCAATCACTGTGCTAACATTCAACAACTAACCCTATTAACGGGGATGGATGATGATAATGGTATATGCAGGGAAGGAGTACAAAGCCACGCTAACGGACAAAGGTCTGTTGATAGGCGCACTCAATGTGGTCCTACCTATCAAGCCAGTGGTCAAGGTCGTCGAGTGGAAGATAGCCGCCTGATGTGCGGTGAACGCTGGTTAACTAAAGGGAGTCCCTTCGAATGAATGAGCAACACAGACCCACCATCACGGCTGTTCATACAGCCAAGCCCAAGCGCCGCAAGCCCAATCAACTATTGATCGACGAAGCACAGGCAGACGCTGCCGAGTTCGCTGACAAGGCTGACCATTGGATGAGAGTATCTGCTGCGCTAACACTGGTGATTATTGTAGGTGCGTTTTACGCTGCCATTCAGTTGATCTAGCATCGTGATGCCTCACACGCTGTATGTGATCGCCCACATGGTCATTGCGCTGGCACAGTATGATTCACTGGATGCTTGTCTCATCGCCGAGCAGAGACTGCTGAGTAATGTGTGGTACGATGATTTCAGGACGGCTTGTATTGCAGACAGGGGTATACCCCTTTTTATCTCTACAACCTAAAAACGAAACATCGACGCGATAATAATTTCCACATTTATACAATAAAAATAGAGGGGGTAAGAAATGGCCAGAGGTAGAAAGCCAATGCCTGACGCTATTAGGCTTGTGAAGTACTCAAAGCCAGCCAAAGAGCGAATGAACCCAGACCAACCCGAGTACGGGATTGATATTCAATGCCCAGAAACCTTCGACGAGGTCAGGCGCAAAGCTTGGTTTGAATTAGTGCCAAACTTAATCAGGGCTGGAGTAGCCAAAGAAGTCGATGTGTATTCGCTTGAGATGCTTGTAGAAAAATGGGTGGAATGGCGGGACGTGCAGGACAAAGTGAACACCACAGGTCTGGTGATAAAAGCCCCTTCCGGTTACCCGATCATGAATCCTTACTACACAATGTCGATGCAGATAGGAAAGGAAGTCGGAAGAATGTTGTCTGAGTTCGGTATGACTCCATCGAGTCGCCAGCGGGTTGTAGCAGACAAGCCAAAGAAAGTTAGCGAGTTTTCTGACATATCATGACTGACTATCCTCATTGCCGTGACGCATGGGGCTATGCCAACGATGTTCGTGACGGAACAATTCCAGCGTGTCGGTATATCAAGCTGGCTGTCGAAAGATTCTTTAAAGACATGGAACGCGAAGACCTATTTTTTGATTACGACAAGGCAGAAAAGTTCTGTAATTTTTGTGGTCACCTCCCGCACGTAAAAGGACGATGGGCGCAAGATAACCAGAAGCTTGAACTGGAGGCGTGGCAGAAATTTAAATTTATAAATTTGTTTGGGCTTTACAGAATATCCACCGGAAAGCGAAAATATCAGGAAGTTTTAAATTTAATCCCACGCAAAAACGGAAAGTCTATTGATGCTTCTGCGGTGGCTTTATTCATGCTGACTTCGGATGGAGAATTTGGGAGCGAGGTCTATTGCGGAGCGCGGAGCGAGAAACAAGCGAATGAGGTTTTTACACCAGCGAAGCAGATGCTGAAAAGAAATTCGAGCTTGGCAAAATTTCTAGACCTGTCAGTACAGAAGCAGAGTATATTTCGGGAGTCTGATAATTCATTTTTTCAGCGAGTTATCGGTGACCCGCCAGACGGGACATCACCTCACTGCGGGATTGTGGACGAGTATCACGAACACAAAAAAGATTCTGTGTATAAAACATTTCAGACGGGGATGGGAGCGCGAGACAATCCTTTGCTCTACGTGATTACAACGGCGGGTGATAACATAAATGGGCCAGGTCATGAAAAAGTACAGGAGTGCATACAGATATTGGAAGGAGTGTTGACCGACGATCATGCTGACTCAACATTGGTGTTGATTTATACGATTGACGATGACGCGCCCGAAGATTTTTGGAAGACTGAAAACGCGCTGAGAATGGCAAACCCGAACTATGATGTTTCATTGTCTGGTGACTGGCTCAAGAAACAGCAATTACAGGCGATACGGTCTGCGAAGGATCAGGGATTCTTTAAGACAAAGCATTTGAATATATGGGTCAATCAAACTGAACCATTCGTTAACTTTGAGGACTGGAAAAAGTGCGGCGATGATGACTTAAAGATTGAAGATTATCTGATGCATCCTTGCGTGATGGGTGTAGACCTGTCGAGCCGAATAGACTTCACCGCCAGCTGCAAATGCTTCTATGAAGATGACGCAGATGGCAAGCGGCACTATTATTTGTTCCCAGAATTCTGGTTGCCCGAAGAGGCATCACGAGAGTATCCAGCGTGGCGTGATTACATCAACTTCACTGAAGGCAACGAGATAGATACAGCTGCTGTGAAGAAGAATATTAAGTCTGATTTAGACAATTATATGATTGATGAAATCACCTTCGACCCGTGGAAGTCAGCAGGGTTCGAGCAGGAACTTGCGGATCATGGTGCAGAAATAACCAAGTTCCCTCAGACAATTGGGCAATATACGATGCCCATGAATGAATTTGAAGCTGCTATAATAAGTGGTAGACTCCACCACAATAACAATCCGGTTATGAACTGGATGCTTACAAATCTTCATGCGAAGCGCGACACAAACGGTAACTGCAAGCCGCGCAAGGAAGATCAGAAAAAGAAAATTGATGGCATGGTTGCCGCAATAATGGCCCTCGGTAGATGTATGCAAACCGAGGAACAGGCTTTCAGCCCAACTATTTTAACAATTTGAGGACGCTCAATTGGAAAAGTTATTCACAGCACAGACAACAAACGACACGACTGCCAGCAATATAATCACAGCTACTGGGCGGGAGCTAACCGTACAAGCGTGGGGAACATGGGGCGGCGCAACGCTGTCTGTTTACCTTTCGGTAGATGGCACCAACGGCGTTCTTTTAAGTGACTTGACTTTAACCGCTGACGGAATGGTTGCTATTCAAGTTCCATCTGGCAATAGAGTTTGGGCAACGCTCACGGGGGTCGGAACTTCCAGCGTTAACTGCTGGATCAACGGGCAAGGAAAAGACTAATGCGCTTAGTCGAACGGGTGACGAAGCGTGTTGCATACTCACCTGCGTCAACACCTGTCACAGACCCGCGACACAAGGCTTTAGCTAGATTCTTCTGGAAGGGCACTCACACCCTAGCAGCCACCACTGGCACAACCCCCACATTCACCCGAGCCACTTCTGCGACATTTGAAGACTTTGAAGGCTTAATCAAGACGGCTGAGAGCAGTGAGCCGAGGTTTGTTGGTGCTAGGCGGGTAGAGAATCTGCTTACCGCTAGTGAGGATATGACGAATGCGGCTTATGCTGACCAACTCGGAGCGGTAAGCGCAGCCACACAGACCGTATTTGACGGAACTGCCAACGGCAGCGTGTATCAACTTGTAACGATAACTGATGATGGTTCCGGTGTTGGCGGGAGGACTTTTGTATTCTCTGCTGAGATTGCGCTGGTTTCAGGAACGCTCACAAGCGGGACGGATATTCGTCTACAAGGCAATGCGATGACAGCCGTAACGAGCGATATTTCTTCGCTGATTACAGCAACACCGCAAAGGTTCTCAGTGACCGCATCTACAGATGCCGCAGGAACAAACGTCGAGCCAATTATCCGTTGCGACGATGCAGCCACTCTCTTAATCACCAACTGGCAACTAGAAGAAGTCACAGGCCAGACCAATCAGAATCCCAGCGAGTACGTGTCAACAGGGGTTGGTACTGGGGCTGAGATGTTGGACGAGCCTAGCTTTGACGCTGTTGGTGATTGGACAGAATCCGAAACAGGCTCGTCAACGGCAACAATTAGTGGCGGTTCTGCCGTGTTGGATGTTGAT